GAAATCAGACTCTTAAAGGTACTTTCCAAAGCAAGAGGTGCAACGACGATACCATCTAATACTCGAAAGGTGCGCTTGAGAAAGTCAGCATCTTGAATATGGATAAAAGGTACACTCTTTGACTCTTTGTCAGCCATGGTGTACTTAATTCCCATACTGCCGAGGGCTTCGGCAATAGCGGTATGGTTGAATTGATCCAAGTCGATATTCATGATGTTATCATCTCCCATCGTCATGAGTCTCACATACTCCCTGAAATGTTCCAAAGGGAAATCCGGGGCTACCTTCTTAAAGGCAAGTCGCATGTAGAGACTATTGGCAATTGAATTGATAATAAGTGTAAGTGGATGCCCGGAAGAGTTGCCTCCGTACATCTGCAGCACATTGTTGCTGTAAGTCGTCACCGGAAAGGACAAATCCGTCTGGATTCCTCGCATGATTTGAATGTCACGCTCAGAAAAGTTTCCAGTCGAAATGTTCAATTGGATCAGAACTTCAAAGGCTGCTCGAATCACTACACTCGCCATACTCTTGTCGAAACTTGCGTAGTCTCCTGCTATGATCCTGTCCAGGACTTTACGGTCTTTCGTCAAATAGTCCATAAGTTTTCCCCAGTCTTCATAACAGTTCATACCTCCTGCGCACTCGGAAATCAGATTTTGTCGCATGATCGCCGCTGCAATCATCACAAACTGTTTCCGCACGACAATTGACATATCCACACCACATCCAGTAAAAACTCGAGTCTTCGCCATATCGATTTTCTTCTGTGGTAGTGGTTCGTCCTTAAGGTGTCCTTGCATGAGTACACACGCACGCTTCCCGTCAGCATAAATCCCTTCCAAAGTATCAATACTCTCCTGGAGTTCTTGGTTGGGTACATACGAGTCGCGCAAGTAGTTCTCACCATCTGGTTCTACCAACTCAAATTGAGCCCTTTTGGGACCCTTGAAGTGGAAGCCACCAGAAGTAGACATTGGGAGCGAGTTGACATACATGTTGCCATCAATACCGTTTATCGCGATATCTTGACTAACTGGCCTAACGTCACTCAAATCCAACTGCTT